AAACCAGTGCAGGAAGCCCTTGCAAGGGGCTGTACTGTGCACTCGGTGGATCTGACATCTGCTACCGACATGTTCCCTTTAGAACTGCAGGTAGCCGTTGTTCGCGCCCTGGTTGGCCCTAAGAACCTGGATTATGTCGACCTTTGGAAGACATTATCCCGTGGTTTATGGGACTCCCAGTTTGGAGAGCTGCAATGGAAGAAGGGACAGCCTTTGGGCATGTACCCGTCCTTTGCTGCTTTCACTATCACCCATGGTATCCTTTTGTGGTACCTGAGTGGTGGCGCTTACAGTGGTCAGTTCTACGTACTTGGGGATGACGTCGTTATACTAGATGACGACCTCTACTCAAAATACGTCGAGTGTCTCAGCTGCATTGGGTGTCCTTACAGTGAGTCCAAAACAGTTAGCTCTTCCGAGTTAGCTGAGTTTGCGGGACGAATCATCACGAGTAATTGGGTGATTCCCTCTTACAAGTGGAGATCCGTCTCGGATGATAATTTCATCGACTTGTGTAAGGCACTTGGCCCTCGTAGTCGTCGACTCCTTCGGCCACGTCAGAGAGTGATCTTTGACATGGTTAAGCATTTAATGGAGCCTATTGGTCTTAACTTCTCATATCCAGGTAGCGATTACCTGTCTATGCTAAGAAACACCATGAAATCTCCATTCTTTGCTCCCGAAGAAGCTGTCCTTGGTTCCCTCATGGGGCTAAGGCAGAGGCTAAACCGTAACCTTCATCACGGTTTGGTTCCTCTATTCAAGATTGAACCAGAAGAAATTCTGGAAATCTTGAGTACCTTCGACGAGAAGGTCTCTAAAGTGCTTGCACAAACCATCTTCAACCGATGGGACTCTGTCCTTGAGATTATTGATGGTCTTGCTTCACTTCCGGAGGTCTTGGAACTAGAGCCAAGATTACCTCCTAAGGAAATCCCTGTCGCCAGGATTTCCCCATTGGAGCGGTATGAGGCATTCTTGAGTCAATAGACTCATCTTACCTCGAT